GTGACGAGGGGGTAGCCGTCATTGCAGATTGCAAAAACACTGCCCCGCCGCTGTACGCTCCAACACTTCCACACTGGTAAACAAACTCGCTCTGATACGGCACGTCAACGTCAACATATGCGGATGTTCCGTTGCCCAGAGGCGCCAAGAACTCGAATGCCGGCCTACCTGCCTCACCCGAGTAATTGAACACCGACTGGCCAATTGTCATTGAGTTACCCCAAAGAATAGGAAGTAGGTCTTCTGCATCACTATACAAGTTAATGTAGGCGGCCCACAACCCGTTCTGACAGAACACCCTGTACCGGATTGAACCTGCAAAACCAGCGTAAAGCGCATCGAAGGGACCAGGGGGTATGCTAGCAGTCAAGATCAGCCCAACCTTCGGGGAGTTCACCTGACGATCAGTAACGGTATAGGTAGACACACCAACTGGGCGCATGTACGCTCGTCGGTAGACTTCCATCACGTCTTTGACAACGTGACCGAACTGACGTGAGGGTTCCTCCCCTAGGGCTTCCTGCTGAACCTGGGAGTTGTCTCCGTGTGTGCCCGTGATACTCATCACCGCAGATCGAGAAGGGACGGCATTCGCCGACACCTCCTCAGCACCTTGTGCTACCAAATCGGTCATGCTTGCGGTCGATGTGGCAGATTTACTCGTGATCTTGCCGACCTTACTGTCAAAGACACAAGGCGACACGGCCATGGGCACTGCCACGCGGACATTCACACACCTCACCGTGAGGACGCAACTGATCGTCGGAGCGACGATGTCGGAGTTCGTCACCAACTTATTCACAACCTCCAACTTCATCGTCCCGATCGACCGCGACGTCCCAGGACCATACGCATACCCCGTACGGAGAAACTCAGTCGCGCAATTCCAAGGCACCATCCAATACGCAATCGTCTGGCGCTGAGTGAAATCAAGCGGCTGGTTATAAACATGGTTCCCCGAAGCACCCTGCCCCGAATAGTCCATGAACACTCGGAGTCGCCCGCTGTGGTACGACGTCTTCCACACATACAGGGCAAACTCGAAGTCGCAGTGCCAAAATTGGAATTGGTTGAGCACCGCAAGATTCATCGGGAACGGGTCAKTGTCGCTAGGCGACGCTCCCAACAGGGAATCCAAGTTCATCTTCAACAGCGTCTTTCCCTTCGCATCCGTCGACGACCAAGCGAACGTTCGTACTACGCACTCTTTGCCGCAAAGGAAGTCGATCTTCGTCTCCGCAGGATCGAAGGCTAACGTGTGTTGGCTGTACAACACCCGGTCGTTCAGCTGGAACGACTGTCCTGGGKGCGGCGCCGCCCCCGACGCAGTCGCGAACTGTGGCTGCATCGGTGACGTCCCACCCCCCGATCTAGTATCATCTAGCGGAAGGTATGTGTGCTCCAGTAGATTGTTGGCCCTGCGAACTGCATGGTGGACTACTGATCCCAACATCGTCTGATCAGCAATCTGCCCTACAGAACACATGCCTGATTTCCCACTCTCACGACCCTGTGCCACAACAGACTCAATCGCATAGGGTTCGCGAGGACAATAAAAGTGGCTATTCACACAACGGAAATACACGGAAACCGTGATATCCGAGGTGGCGAATAACACGTTCAACGGCGCAAACACAGCGACATGGACCGTTCCCAGACCCAACGTAGAACTCACAAGATCATACGTATTCACCACACTTGTAGGGTACTGGTACGGAACCTTCAACTTCGCAATACCGCCTGCGTCCGCGTTCAGGAAAACGTGCGGAGCCACAGTCATGTTCGGGAATTMTGTGGCCGTGGAGACCAAAGGCATCCAATACACTATCAGCGCACCCGACGTGAACTGAGAAGTAGTGGAATGGAACTCGATCTCCATATCCCCACGCCAGTAGGTCATGTACCTAAACGGCATCGTCATCATCGCCGTCGTCAACTCGGCGCTTCGTAAAGCGCCAGAAGGTAGTGCCAAAGAGAATAGCTCCTTACCCTGAGTGTCCGTCGAACTCCATGTGAAAGTACTCACTAGAGCCTCGGCGTCCGCTCCCATAGCCAGATCCGCCTCACCCGCATTCAACGCTCGGGTACTGAGTTGGCCTGGATTGTATTCCGGCACGTACTGTGAAGACGTATCATACACAGCGTTAACTTTCGTCAACACCTCCTTGTTGCCAGGGTACACCTTCCGCACGGGGACAGGTTCCTGCGTCGCGTCATCAACCACCTCCTCTACGTCTCCCGACGTTACGTTGCGCTCTCGTTCGCCTACAACGTCGTCAACTATGGAGTCCGCGAGTTGTTCACCCGGGGAAGCCGTAGATGTGGCATCAGCCATTCTGGGCCCCTGCGCGACCAGGGGTCGGTAGCAAGTGTAGGTGTTGGCCTGCAACTGCTGCCGAGAATGGTAAAGCCCTTTCGCCTCCGGTATGTACCGACGAATGATTCCCAAGTACGAATTGAACTTGTCCTCGGGGTAGAGACTCATGTAATTGAGGAAAGTATCCACTATCACGTCGAGAGTCTCCGAGCTGCCCGCATAATCAAGGTGATTCAGTAAGGTCTTCTCTATCAACAGACCTACATAAGCCCCCTCAATCTTGCGGAATGAGCACCCCAAGTATGTGCTCTCCTCGAAACTACGGTACTCATACGTCGGAATCTCCTTCTTGTCATCCGTGTACTTCTGTCCTAAGCGCTTCATGTCCTCACAAATCTGCTTCGCATTGAATTCAGGCACATCATCACATACACTAAGAATGTGATCATCTCCCAAGAAACTTGGGATCACACACTCAAAGAAAACACGACCCGGATAATGCAAGTAAAACACATACATGAAATACATGCAATTCTGGATAATGTTCTCTTGTGTCGTGAAGAAATTGCCACTAAGGTGGCAATGCTTGAACGTGACCAACGCGTCACTGATCTGCACGATTGGAGTCGTTTCGTGTTGCACGAAGAGGTTCCACGCTGTCTGGCTGAAGCCTTCGATCTTTCGAGCAAAGTGCTCCAGAACTCCATAGGAGTACGTCTGCACCACGGGATGATAGTTGAGATCGAAACTCGAATAGTCGCCGGCGATAAACTTCGTGTACCCGCGCTCTGTCAAGTAGCTATACAGCTCCTGCGCATCGTACGAGCACATGTTCATCCCGATCGCACTGATCCCATCGCAATTGCAATGGTTGAATGCGATTAGCACTGATCCAAACATGATCCTGGCTGCGACAATGAACTGAGCTGAGTTACAGAAAATCATTCTCGTCTTATTCACCTTGATCTTCTCATTGTCCCTCATCTCGTCCTTCAAGTACGCTACCCACCGGAATTGATAGGAATCGATGTACTCCATGTCCCCCTCCTTCATAGCTCGCACCAAGTCGAGCACCTCTGCTTTGAAGGATTCCGTAGGCTTGTACGAATCTCCACTTCTCTCTACGAAGTCGTACTTACCACGGAGTCGGGAATTGAGAACATGGGGCCATCCTGCGCTAGACGCCAAGTTGATCGGATTCATGTATCCGGGAATCCCTGCGATCGCCTCCTCCACAGTCAGTTCACGCCATTTAAACGTGTTCTGCCTCTGGAACACACCCTCGAGGTGATCAATGATCTCCTCTTGAATGCGAGGCAACGACCTCTCATCAATCACAGGGGAGTCCACTTCAGCAATTCTCCTCAACGCGGCGACAGCGGGGTCACGGCCATCCGACAAAACTGGATCCTTTCGCAAAAGACTAGGTTGCTGCTCGTGAGGCAGGTCGGGGTCTTCAGCAAACACCGTACGTACGTATCTCGACTCACGCGGTAAGTTGACTGTAAAGTCAGACGAAACCACGTCGACACGCTCAACGTTCGGTAAATCCAGAATTTCGGCCGCAATCTCCTGGGACAAACCCTGCACATTCACAGAGGCACCCCCCTTTTCGGTATAAGGGATCCCAAACCGCTTTGCAGCGGCATAGATCATCTCCCTCACAACAAATTGGGCGRTAGCCAAGGGACGCGTCGTAGACGCGTTACCTGCGACGTGCATACCGGCCACCCTGCCGGCGTACGGTCCCACGGAGATCACCACTGCATCACCACAGTCTCCGGCATGGGTCACACCATTGTACGTAAACACATCCTGGAGCGTCCGAGGCATGCCACGAACATTATAATCAGCAGACGCACAAGGCGTACCAATCATATTCGTCGCACGGTCAGTCGTTCCGATACGCTCACAACGGAATTGTCCCATGTTATTCAACTCCTCATCACTGAGGAACATGCTGGTGATGTTTGGACGCGCATTCACCGTGTTCGGGGCCTTAAAGGCGATTAAGTCCTTGCTACCCCAGCCGAGTGTCTCCTGTTTCGCTATTTCAAACTCAGTCCCGTTCAGCTTCACTTTCACTGTTTCAGTGTCAGTTGGCCAAGCATGACTATAAGTCAAAACAATACGATCAAGAGGCATCCAACCGGTCGCAGGGACCCCATTCACCTCAAGTTCCACGAACATGGATCGAACGTCCCGGGATTGGGCCCAGTTCACTCCAAAGTCAGGTTCGTAGTAGGTCCAGCCGTCCGAAAGCTCTCGTTTGCGAGGCTTAAAGCGACGATTTTTCGGGGGATACCCCGAATCATCGTCTTGCTTCTTACCCTGCATGTCGATCTCGGTTTCGGCGGCCTCTACATCATCCTTACAGAAGAGACGAGCTAAGCCCTTGTACACGACGAACACCGCCACGGCGAGTGAGACACTCACCGCAGCAATGCTCTTCCAGTGGGAAACGACTGTGTCCTTTATCTTCGACGCCATCTCCCGCACCGTGTACGGTGCGTCTGGACACTTGATTGGAGTCAGAATGTCACAGAATGTCGCCAATTGACTCTCTCGCAATGATGCACAGTATGCAGCATAATACGGGAAAGCAGGACCGTACACTGCCGGGTGAGGCAGGTACGAATGAGCCACGAGGTTCTTCCAGTTTTCAAACGAGATGTCATCCAACTGGAAGCCACTCTCTCCAGGTTGCCACTTAGCCACATCCCAATGCTCACTCCTACGGAATTTCGCAAGAGGAGACAACGGGGCGGGCTGTGCAGCGACAATCATACCCCACGGCTCCTTCCACGCCTCCCAGTCCCGATAGCAGTAATTGGAACAAGGGACGGGAAGCCTCATACCCTGGCCATCCTTGATGAATATATGGTGCGCCTCTGAATCGACAATGGAGAAACCATCTTCGTACACTGCAACATAGTGCTGTACTCTCTCTCCAAGGTCCGCAGAGCTCGCGTTCAACGCACCCAGATACACAACCATGGCATCAGCAAGGGCAGAGCCATAGACCTGCTCAAGTTCCTCCTTCTCAAGAGGTGTCAAGAGCACGGCCTGCACATCACCCTCAGTCCGCGGTTTCCACTGCTTCGCAGACTGAAGTTGCTTCCGCGCAGCGTCCTGCACTTCATACAGGAAATTCTGCACGGGTTCTGAAGGGATTCGGTCAACCTTGGGTCTCGTTATGTTGTAGGCCTTCTTTCCTACAGACACAGGGCCCTCCAAAATTAGATCAACTAATTGGAGGGAACTCAGATGCACGACATCGTTCACCGGAGTCATTCCCAAGGGATTCGTGGTAGAAAACACAGTAGCATCAAGCGTTTCATTGAGAGACACATTCACTTCACCATTCTTCACGGCATGCGTAATCGCTGACGTGGTCTGCTTCTTCTTCAGGGAAGGCCGTTTAGTGCGGATCTTCCCCAAGACATTCTTCGCAATCTTCTCAACTTTCTTGAAGCCCTGCGCCATCGGCAGCGCAGCAGGATTACGTCCACACATTATTGCACGGAAATTCTTCTCCCGTTCTGCTTCGAAGTCAAACTTCGATCCGTCCTTGTAACTCTCAATCATCATCTGCTCATGAATTACAGCCAAACGGACCTCAGTCAACAACTCAACAAGACCGGGATAATCCACCTCGTGCCGATTGTGGACCTCGATGCCGCCCTTAGGGCGGCGCATAGAGTACACCTCGTACCGGTAGGCAGAAGTGAGTTCTTGCATGGTGGCGGCTCGTTTCGATACGAGCTTCCAATCGCCACCTTCTAGGGGTTCAAACCAGTAAGCTTTCGCCACTGGGTCATTCTGAGTAGTACACAACATCACTGGATTCTCGAACGTCTCGTTCCACGCGGTCTCCAGAGGGGGACCGCGGTAACGCCCATCATCGGACTTGATCAACAACTCGTCCAAACGAGCTGAGGTCACGACGTCACCGACGTTCATCAGGGAAGCATCATCCAGATGCAAACATCTGGGCATAGGTTCAACGAACCAGTTCACACGACGCAAAACTGCATCGGGATCACCATATTTCGTCTCTACTTCGTTACTCCCCAGGAAAACTAGGGTAGGGCGCGCGATCGAGTTCTTCGTCGCACCGTCAGCAGCATTGATTGAAGCAATGTTCGGTCGGAACTCGCCGTTTGAGACGAGTGTCAAGAAAGAGGACCAAACTTCAGAGAAAATCGGCTCCTTCATTCCACCCATCTCATCCATGACGATGATATCATGGGCGGCCTCATTGAAGCCATTCCAGAAACCATCAGCTGTCTTCGCATAAGTGAAGACAGTGTAGTCATGAACTTCACGGTTCAATATTGATACATCAACCATCGCGCCTTGTAGGCACGACATCGTGGTCGTCTTCCCCATGCCAGGGGGACCCACGAACCAGACACATCCGGGTTGAGCCCGGACAGTCTGACCGGCCATAGCACGTTTCATGGCCATTCGACGATTGTACAACGTCTTGAAAGCAACAGCAACAGATGATCGCAGAGAACTTTTGGCGAACACCTTCATGTTGCTCTCGTACTGCTTGATCAGGTCGAGCAGAACGGAAAAACTAGTAGGGTTATTCACACAACGGGGATCATCACATACACTCAATGCCGTATTGACATCGGTCAGCCACTTCAGAGCGATACAATCTTCTGAAGGGCGTGCTAACAAGTCAGACACATAGGGGATACTCTTCAGAAGTTCCCAAACCCACATAATGGGTTTCTTAGCGATCGACACCACGGTGTCGACGCTCTTCAGTGTGTTCGCGAAAGATCGCAACACACTGGCTTTCTCTCCAGTGGAAATAGCAGATGCTACTCCACAGAGATAACTGAGGGGTTGGCTTGAATCCAACCCTTGAGGAACGACGGGATCGTCGTTCACCGCAGTGGCCGCCTCGACCACTGTATTCATGATAGCATTGACGGCTTTCGCCGTCAGCACACCAATAGTGGTACAAAGAGCAACTACAATTAGTAAAACAACGATACCTATCAACAGCCAGACGGTCTTCGAGACTTGGGGCAAACCAAGACTCTTCAGAACCTTCTTGCTGAACCAGTCGACAATGGAGTCACACAGACCCGTCACCGACTGCCAGGCGCAGCCAAAACTACTCTTAAGCCAAGCCATAGGGCCATCCAGCCAGGACATCACCCAACTACTCACAGATTTGGAGTCCTGGACTAGCTTAGCCTCACAGTCGACCTTCGAGGAGAAGACGCCCTGGGCCTCAGGGAGCTCAGTCAGTTCACCTACCTTATTAGGGCAGGCTGTGATCCGAACTCGCATGAGGGGCGAGAGATCATAGGCCACATGAAACATGTGGTACAGTTTGATCTCCTCCTTACGCGCAAGCTCGTCGTAGATACAAGCAAGCGCAGGATGCCAACGCTCCCATGCACACATGAAGGGGTCGACCAGAGAGTCGACGGCCTCTGCAGTAATGGGAGTATGGGCCTCCATTAGGGTCACCAGCGCACTCGTAATCGCCCACGATCGTGCGCGGACCTGATCCATCATCATCACAGCCGAAATGGGTCGGTAAACCGGCCATATCAGCATGAAGACGACGTTCAGGGCGAACTCAAGTCGCTCCCTATCAGGACGCGTTTTCCAGAGATGGAGATCACGAATGTTCTCCAACTCAAAGTCACGCATCAAGATCGGAAGGACCTTGTCAAATCGCTTAGAATAACACTCAACCTCATCACCATTCGCGTAGTACGGACCAGCGCGAGGGTTAAAGGTAAGAGCATCATAGCGATCAGCCTCAAGAGTACGACGGGCTCCCACGTCTCTACTCCAACTCTGAATCTCAGCAACACAGAGGTCGGAACGAGCCATGTGCCAGAAATACTCCTCGGGGAGGTGGTGCTCCTCCACCCACTTCTGACAGCGGGCGGAATCCAACTTATTCGAATAGGTGGGATACCTACGCGAACTAGAGGGTTCGCCTGCCTGAGGAGCGACATCAAACGAGCGATTCCAATTACTCACTACCGCTACAATCGACTTCAACGCAGCATTGAGCTGTCGGCGCTTCGCTCGGCGAGCCATCGTCGCCAAAGGTGCCAAAGGCACCTTCGTCGGCAAGACTCGGGCAACAGTAGAAAGGCTCTGCTTAAGCTCCTTCGGCTTAGGAAGCCGAGCGAGCTCAGTCTTCACCTCTCCACCTGCCTGCTTCACGGTTTCCCGCAAAGCCTTGTCCTTGTCACAGAACAAGTGGACGCTGCCACTAACCGGGGCTAGAGTTGCAGGAACATCAGCCTGGACCTCGGTCAGCGGGTTGGCGAGAACTGCGAATGGTGCTAACTCCGGATTGCTCCGGAGCAACATCACCCTGCAGGCGGGGGACCCGCAAATGATGTTAGTTGGGAGATTCTTAGCGGAATCATCCAAGACGCGCGCGCTATTGTTTCCCACGCACTGGGAACAGTTCTTGTCCAGAGAACTGCCAGAGGAGGCGCTATATTTACTGCCCGCGCAGAGGGTCGAAGTAATCACGTTGTTCT